GGTTTTACCTTCTGGTAATTTTTGGTTTTTACCAAGTATACTTATAGGCTCCATCTCAAAGTTTTTAACCAAGTCACTTATTGTATCCTCCACATTTATGAAGTTACTTAATTGGTCGACTTGTTCCTTGATTGTTCTATCAAATACATTGGCTAATTTTTTAGTTGATTGTTTACCTATTATTCTGTTTGTATCAAAATAATTATTAGTATTACCAACTATTTCTCTAGCAACTACATTCCCAGTTTCATCAACTATAGGTGCTAACTTTTGTGATAGCCACGATATTTTATTCTCATCGTATAACTTCCCTCCTTCCTTTGCTAATGATTTTATTTTATTTATCTTAGTTTCGGAAGGTAGTGGATTTCCAGTTCTTAGTTCTTCTCCTCTGATTATATTGTATATATCATCATGTACTAATCCATCAAACTCTGGCATTTTATACATAACATATTGTGCTCTAGCGTTATCTCTAAACTCAGTAGCATCTCCATATCCTCTTGATACAAATTCTCTTTCTGCATCTCTTAGATTTGTTTTTATAGTTTCAGCCAATAACTTCTCAGCATTGTTCATATCAGAGGTTTCATTTGTTATGATATTCTTTACCAAATTTTCTCTATTGATATGTGGCATTGTTTCTAGATTTAGATATCCAGAGTAATTCTTATCACCTTTTGTTCTAGCGTTCAACATACTATTTGTTATCTGTCTGTTAAACTCTCTCATCTTTTTATCTGGGAATACTTGCTTAACAAAAGCTGGAGCGTGTTCTAATGCACCTTCAACTCCACGAACTAATGGTTTAGTGCCTATTATTGATGCATCTAATCCAGCATATAACGGATGCAACATTATACCTTGTGCAACATCTTTTATGTCTGTATTTTTTAAATTACTTGTAGATGTATTATATGTTGATAATATAGCATCAGCGAGTTGCTTTGGACCTCCAGCCACACCTAAACTAGCACCAGTTAATGCACCACCTATTGGTCCGACCTTTGGAATGAATGTACCAATTGCTCCTCCTAATATAGTATTACCTAATGTTTTTCTATACCTATCATTATTAACTGCATTCATAAAAGCTCTCTTTGTAGCTTCTAATTTCTCTCCTTGCTTTGCATTATGATAAGCGTATTCGGCATCTACTATAGGTCTTGCTATATATCCACCTAATGTTCTAAAATCTCTAGCAATACCCTTTGCATTGTTTAGGGCATTTCCTGGTAATCTCTTCCATAACTCTTTTTCTAGTATTGGATTATAATCTGGCTTATGCCCATATTTCTTTAGTGTAAAATTTATATCACCAACTTTTGCATTTTGGTCTAAGCCCATATTTATAATTTGTTCTCTAGTATATCTTGCCATATATTATTTCCTACATCGGTAATATCTTACCACCGCTATTTAATGAGGTTGTAGGTGGAACAGTAAAGTTAGTTCCAAATGTTTTGTTACCCCAATTAACAGCTTCTTGTGGATCAGCTCCATTCTCTATTTGTCTATTAATAGCATTCCAATGTTTTACTTCATTTTGTGCATTAGAAACAGCTCTACTATTTCTTGTACGCAAAGCTGCTTTCAGTCTTTCCTGTGCTTGCATAAGCTCAAATCTAGATGTTATTAAAGCTTGTTGTTTAATTAGTGCATTCTCTAATTTATCATCATTCATATCTTTGTATACTGCAAATTTAATCATATCATCACTTGCGTTAACAGCGTCTAGTGGAAGTCCTAAATATTTAGCAAGAGCAACATTTCCAATTAATTTATCGTATCCCTCACCAACATTCTTTAAGTCTTCGCCTTGAACTTTCTTTAACCCAGCTAACTTTTCTTCATCTCCCATAGCTGTGTGTTTACCTATCATATCTCTTAATCCTTGAGATCCAGATAGTGATGATAATAATGCTAGATATTTATCTTGATTATAAGACCAGTCACTATATCTTTGGTAATCCCTTATATAATTATTCAACTCATCCCTATAAGGTTGCATAGCTTGTTGTTTAATCATATAGTCATAATATAATGCCCTAGGATCTCCTGTTGTAGAAACAGCATTTCCATTATTATTCTTCGTAGAATTAATAGTACTCTGTATTTGTTGTGGAGTTAATTGTCCTAAACTACCACCACTACCAATATATGCATTACCATTATTAATTCTTTGACCATTTACATTAGCTTCTGTTGATTCATTACTATTATTGTTCTGAGTAATATCTCTACTACCATCTATTCTGTTACCTTTGATAAGATTGTATCCAATTCTACCAGCTTTAATAGCTCCATAAGGTATAATTGTAGCTTTACCAAAGAATGGATATGAGTCTATGAAGTTTTGTAATGATTTATTTCTTTCTGCAAGTTTAACTGCTTTTTCGTATGGTTTGTTAGCAAAATAAGCGCTAGCTTTTACCATCAATGGATTCTTACCAGATCTTATAGCAGCTTCTTGAGCGGCTTTATTCATTGCTTTCTTAGCGCCATACTTAGCTATATACTTAGCTCCACCTTTAATTGCTCCTTTTGCAACTGATTTACCAACTGAACCAACGCCAAGAGTTGCTAGCCCTCCAACACCTAGAGCCGCTTGACCAGCTCCTAGTGCTCTATCCATAAATCCTAAATTCGGATTAAGCATTTTCTTTGTTCCATGTTCTATATCATACAAATCTCCTACAACTGGAACATAAGAATATAAACCTATGTTTTCAAACATTATATTCCTCCAAAGTAATCGCTAACTGTCTTACCAAAATCTCCAAAACCTCCACCATTTAAATAAGTTGGATATACAAATTCTGGTTCTGTATAATTGTATATTGTATCTACATATGGTTCATCATCATAAATAGATGTAGGATAAGTTGGTTTAACAAAATCAGTAACACCTATAGTACCCAGTATCTTATTTACATTCGTTTTGTTATTAACATCTCCTAAGTCGCCATTATAATTACCAAACCTATACATATTTTTTCTTAAATTACTTTTTAAGTATTCTGATAATTCATATGGGTTTTGATATGAAAAATTCTGGATAGGTCTTATTCTGCTATCTGCTAATCCATTTCCTTTATAGCTTATATCTATATAGTTTTTCCCAGGTTGATTATAAGGATTTGCTACCATAGCAGCTTGTCCAAAACCTAATAATGCGTCAGCTATTCTATTACCAGATGAATCTCTATTATATTCTAAACTTGGATCTCCTGTATAATTTAAGTATCTATTTCTATCCCATTTACTATCGTATATATTTTCCATTATAATCTAGCCCCCATAGCTGCCAATCCTTGCATAACACTACCAGCCCCTCCGCCTAAACCGTAAGCAGCTGTACCTATTGTCCCAAGAGCACCTAAACCAGTATTAAGCCAATTATTTTGGCTACTCATCACAGCATTCTTGTATTGTATATCTCTATTAGTGTTTTCAATATTCCAGTTGTTAACGTCTTGTTGATAAGGTATCTGACCATATCCATATAAATCTTCGTACATGCCTAACGTTTTGTATCTACGATTTAATTCATTATTTACTAAGTTTTCATAATTCATAGCTTTGTTATAAGCTAAATCATTCATCTGTCTTTGAAAATCTTTTTGATAATTATCTGTAGTGTATGCAGATGGTGTACTATTCAATGAACCAAATCTATTATAATTCCTAGCAGCGTATTGATTCATAGTATCCCTATAAGCTTTATTCATATCATTAAAAGCTCTTTGGTATATATCACCATTTCTAGCGTTTAGTTCGTTTCTAATATTTTGATCAAATACATTAACGCTATTATAATTATCTAATACTCCCTTACCGCCTATATCAGCGATTTGTCTTCCTTGCTTTATCCAGGCTGTATCTTTCATTTTTTTATAACCAGGATGTTTTGGAGAATCACCCATCTTCTAATAACCTCTCTAAATTTAAATTACCATAACATAACTCATCATATAATTTAGGGTTCCCATGTTTATCATTAAACACTAGCCTATTCTTACATGTACCCTCTATTTTAAAACCAACATCTTTTAGTAATTTTATTATACCAAAATTATTGGATGGAACGTTACACTCCATTCTTTTTATTGGTTTTAAATTATCTTTAACAAATTTATAACAATCTCTTATTATATGTCTAGATTCTTTACCCCAATACTTTTTATTAATTACTATATGAACTCCACAATTAATTATATCATCATTGAATACCTTGATACAATCAAATGTTAAACATCCAGCATATTTACTATTATCTTTGTCTATTGCTATTAATAATATATTATTTTCGATTATATTCTTTATATATTCTAATATATCTTCATCAGTATTAATACCACAAGATAAATCAAATATTTTATTCTTTTGTTCTTTGTGAAGTCTATATACTTCTTTAACTAACTCATAATGGTTAGGTTCTAATGTAACTTCGACAAAGTCGTATTTTTGTTCCATCTTTCACCTCTCTACCAAGGAGCTTCCTCAGCTTCTATTCTTCTAAATCCATACTGATAAATATGGAAACCTCTATTTATATCTTCTGTATCATCATCTGTACTTGTTCTAAATTCTAACTGGAATGATTCAAATACATTGTTTGGTAGCAACATTCTTAATGTATCAAATGTAACTCTAGCCCATCTATCATTTGTGTATTTCTTACCGTCAATCTCCCCACCCCAATGTTTAGAAGCATCATCCCATACTAATGTATTTGTTTTGTCTATGTGTTTTTCTTCGTTTATAAATCTGTCTTCGTATCTAGAAGTACCGTCCTTTTGGGTTCTTATAAAGAATTTATTTCTATAATCACTATCAAGTTCAACAAAGAACTCAGCGAATGATTGATTATAATTACCAGCCCAATCTAGCCATGGTGTTTTATAATATGCGTCTATTCTTTTTCTGTCTATTGTTTTAATAGTATTTCCATCTACCTCTACTTCTTTGACTACAGTAAAACTATTACCATTGAACTCTTCTAATACTAAACCATCTTTAGTACCAATATATATCCTATTGTCATAATTAAATGCTATAGTTACTTCTACATCCTTTGGTAGTTTCCTAAGTAAAAAACTCTTAGTTTGGAAATCATATATTAAGGCAGTATTACTTCCAGCTCTATCACTACTAGGTAAGTAAAATAACATCTGTCTTTCTCTTGGTCTACTAACGCAAAATATTTTAGATGTATCGCCTTGTCGTATCTCTTTAAATATATTTCTAACCTTCTGTGTTATTGGAACACCTAGAAATTTATCAGTAAATATAGTATGTTCCATCAAAGGATATATATCCATAAAGTCTTTACTATACACAAAATATTTAGTATTACTAGTTATCCATGATTGTTGACTCTCACATGTAACATTACTAAATGGTCTAACCTCTATAGTACTAGATTCACCAGTACAAGTCAATATATATGTAGAAAACTGCTTATGTATCATTAGATAATTAGAATATAATCCAAGAGCATTTATTTTAGAACTATCATTGTATACTGAGTATAAAACTCCAGCATCATCTTCTATATTCCAGTTATTTGGTAGCCCAACTGCTGAGTAAAATAATCCATTATCTGTACCAACCCATAATCTACCGTTATAATATTGTATCGCTAACCCTCTGATTTTAGTATGAAGTGATCCATCTGGATCTACTTCTCTATCAGTATTTATTAAGTACGCATTACATAATGATGTATCAGCTAAACTTAGATTAAGACTAGTTCTATCTCCACTCTTTAATACTATTGGCGTGTTAACAATAAGTGTTATATTATCAAGTATTTCAGTTACATAATACGTATCTCCATTTATATTTAATCCATCGCCTATTTTTAATTCAGATTCAAATAGTGTGCCAACACCAGATATTTCATTTGATTCATCTGTTATTGTTATAACACCATGTAATCTAGATACCCTGTTTATTTCATAGAATACTAAGTCGTCTATACCATTTGTAATAACAACTCCATTATTCATATTACAAAAACTCATCCTTGGACTTTTAGTTGGGAATTTATATACTAACTCAAAAGGATTAACTTCTGAATCTACTGTATCTAATGATTGATTATATCTTCTAACCTCGCCATTAGCTAGACCTATTAACATATATCTATTTTTATTCTTTGTATATTCCCATCCAGCTACAACCGAACTATCCTGTATAGAGTTATCGTTTCTACCAACTCTAGTATTTCCACTCATAGTCTTTATTCCGCCAAGTTTAAAATACTCTACGTTTACCATATCTGGAGTTTCTGTCTTTTTAGTTGTAGAATTTACTTGCTCTTTTGAATATACATTATTCAAACCACCAGTTAAATCGTCATATATAACTTGTTTACTCATAAGTTGTTCTTCCGCTTCCTATGTATGGGTTTCTAAATGAAGCTATTTTTGCTTCTAATGTAGAAGGTCTATATCCTAATACCTTACCACCCTTAAAGTAGTCTTCTGTAAGTCTTTGGTTGCTCAACATCTTGTTATAAAGACTTATATATTTCTTTCTATAAAACTCTGATTTAGCATCTCCTCTAGATGCTCTAAAGTCCCTAACAACTCCATATACTAATAATGACCTATACATCTCTGGTATTATTGGTTCATCATCTCCTTCTACCATAATGTCTTTACTATCACCATATTTATCAACAGCAAATTTGTCAGTCAAGTAATGTATTTTATACTCATCTCCATCAACGGATCCATTTGGAGTTGGGAATAATCTTATCTTATCATCTTCTATCCAATAATACATTGGTGTACCATTTGTTGATAAAGGTAAATATTTATGGTCCATTGAATACACTAACGGTGGTCTATTGGTATTATCATTAGGTCTTATATATAGTATATGACCTTTTGGTAATTTATAATCTTGTCTACCATCTGCGAGATATATTCTTTTAATTCTTTCTCTAAACTTCCATGTGTCATGTTCGCCACAACATAGTTCTCTAAGAAGTTCATTCATCTTTTGTTTAATTAATCTACCTTCTGGAGTATTCAAATCATCCATCGTTTCCGCTGGCAAATAACTCATAAGGTTTATTACTTCATTGCATAATTGTAAATATGTACGTCCCATTAAATACTCCTTAAAAAAAAGAGGGGAGGGGCAAACCCCTACCCCATTATAAATTTATTTTGTTACGCTTCTGTAAGCGTTACAGCTATTGTTTTATCTTCGGTTACATTAGTAACACTATCAGTCACTGTAGTATAACCTTCTTTTGCTACACTGTATGAAACATCAGAACCATAATCAACTTCTATAGCATTGCCATCTTGAGTTTCTCCAGCCGATGTTAACGTTACCGTTGCATCATCTGGTGTAGGATTTACAGTTACAGTAAATCTTTCTTTTACCAATGTTACAGTTTCAGTATGATCTTTATTCAATGTGTATGTTCCATTCTGAGTAGTGTACCCAGTCTTAGCAACAGACCATGTTATACTAGTACCTTTATCAGCAGTAATACTTGTTCTAGCTTCACCATTTATCGTAACGGTAGCGTCACTTGGTGTTGCATCAATAGTAAAAGTATACTGCTTTGTTACTCCCCCACCTTAATAACACCTTTAACAAGTGATTTAGGGTTAGTAATCATATAGCCATATAAGTATAAAGCACGTCCGATATCAGCAAATGATTGTGGATCTCTAAGCTTTTCTACTTTATTATATTGTTCTGCAAATGTAATACCCATCTTGGTACCAGCAATAACTACATATTCTCTAGATTCTTCATTAGCAGCGAATGATGCTGTGCCATCATTACCAGATAGTGTAGTGAGCAACGTGTCAACAAAGATCTTCATGCCAGCGATCTGACCAACTACACCTTTGTAGAGGATATCATCACCTTGAACTGTAGGGTGAGTTAATAATGATGAGTTAACTAACTCTTCAAACAAACCAGGTGAGATTGTAACAACTGGAGCAAGTTGCAATGCTTGTTCTTGGTTACCTTTGAATGTATAGAAACCAGCTGGTGACAATGCTTTATTTTCTTGCAATGTCTTTTTAATCCTATTAAAAGCAGAATTAATAGTAGCGCCAGTTACTACGAATTTATCAGCGTCTCCAGATGAACCATTCTTAAAGTAAGGAACCTTGTTATCATTCAATACAGCTTCTTCCAACTCTTTGTTAACTTCGATCATCATAAGCTCGTTAGCAGAACTCATATAACCTTCCATCATGTTGAATTGAGATTGAGCTTGTTCGATATCATTAAATTTGAATTGGAATGATTTTGATCTATCGATAGTCAACATTAATTGTTTAGGGAATACATTGGAAGTATCTGGAACGATACCTTCACCGATAGTAATCATAGACAGGTCTGGAGTAGAGATACGTACCGTATCACCAGCGGACTTAATTTCACCTTCCCAATCATTATTACACATATTATTTTTGAAGTCCGTCATTTCCTTGCTTTCTTTTAAGAGTTTCTTAGAATAAAACTCTGGGACGAAAGCTCCAACATTATTAGCCATTTTATTAATTCCTTTCTATTAACCGTAAATAACACCGATTGTTAATTTACCAGCAGTAACAGCAGCTGTAGCTATAGTTAATTTAACTTCACTATCTGCCGCTAGGTAAATTGGAGTACTATGCAATTCAGCAACACCTTCGTTAGCTTGCAAATCACCTTTTGCAACTGGAGTAGAACCATAAATTGTTGTTGATCCAGCTTTCAATGCAACTGTTGCTGATCCAGATGACGTCAAATCGACCGTTCCTAAATTTTTTACATAAGCTCCATATACGAATTTTCCTTTTGGAATATAAAAACCTAAATTATGATCACCAGTAGTACCAAGCTCTTGGTGTTCTGCAAGATCTATTGTAATTTCTTTTGGCGTAAATTGACCAATAACACCACCAGAAACTCTTCTTAATTCTTCAGCAGTCATTTTATAAATCCTTTCTAAATTATTTTACCTTCTATCATCTGGCGTTGTATTTCTTTTTCGTACTTAGCAAATTCATCTGTTGACATCTTCGCTATTTGTTCTCTTGTAAATACATTACCAGATTGATACGTTTGTGTATTAGCAGTAGCTACACCACCACTAACTCCACTAGTATCTTTTTTAGCTTTATCTTGTAAAGCATATTGTCTTCCAGCATTGAATGCTTCTTGATAGGCTGGCATTATTATACTCAACACATTTTGTAATTGTTGATACATACCAGATGTCCCACCATAATTTTCAACATATTGAGACATGATATTTGTTAAAGCTGGTGACGCATTAAGTATTTGACCATAATCATTAGAGAATTTATTTACTTCGTATGCGTTGTTCTGTTGCTGTACCATACCACGTTTGTATTCAACCTCTTGCCCAAGCTGTTCAAACCTACGTTGAAATTCATAAGCTTTAGCTGGATCAGTCTTTTTAAGTTCTTCTACACTCGCATCGATTTTACTTGGGTTAGCATCAATACCGTATTCATTGCATAATTTTAAATAAACTTGTTTACCTTCATTTACTATCTGTTGGTCAATATTCATAAAGTCATAAGTTCTAGAGTCAATATCCTCAAGACCTAATTGCTCTCGGATCATCTTATCCTCTTCTTCTCTAACCTCATATTCCTTCAGTTTAGCTTGAAGTTCCTCTATTGTTGGTTGTTGCTTTTCTGTATTTTGTTCACCAATTTGTTCTACATTACCTTGTTCTTCAGTTGTTTCTTGATTACTATTTTCTACAGTACCTTCGCTATTATCTGCTTCGGTCTGTGTTACTGTATCGATAGCTTTGTTTTCTTCGTTCGCTTGTTCATTAGCTACTTGAGTCGTATTCTCAACAGTGTTTATATCTACTTCAGACATTCAATACCTCCTATTTACTTAATTCTTTTATTGCTTCATCATACTTCTTTGCATGAGATTCTATACGTTCTATACAAGCTTTTAACCCCCAGCAATACTTTAACCACCAATCACCAGTGCCAACTTCTCCTGGGGCTAATGATAATCCTTGGTATATTTCATCTTTGATAAAATCTCTACAATCTTTCCAATCTTGAGTATCACAAAGCCTTCTGAATTTTTCATATTTGTCTTTTGACTCTAATAACGTTTCGATTTCTTCTTTTGATTTTTTAGTATCAAGTTGTCTCTTTTTCTCATTTGCTTCTAAAAAACTTTTAACGTTACTCATTAAATTCCTCCTTCTAATCCTTCCATTGCAATTTGATTTTGTACATCTTCTCTAACTTCACTTGATTGCGGTATTTCTCCATCAACTTCTTGTTCTTCTAACATATTAGCAAATTCTGGTATAGCACCTCTTATACCACGTTCCATATCATTTACATACTGACCAATCTGTCCTTCTGGTATACCTCTTGCATTAGCTTCCTGTCTAATAGCTTGTCTTAATCCAAGCGAGTTACTTAAAGTATTTATTTGTCTATAATTCATTTCATTTAATACCCAAATAAAGAAGTCGGCAGCTGGGAACTCTGGTCTTTGAACTATAGATTGGAATGCTGGCGCTCCCATTAATTGGAATAATTTCATTATGGATTGCTCTCTCTCTACAGATGATTGTGCATTACCAATCATGAATATATAGTTACCATTCCTAACTTGTTCAGTTACTTCATAAAAATCTTTAATCCCATCTTTAACAACTGGTATTACATCATTAGTTGTTTGATATTCTTTCTTTAATTTGAATATTGCCCATATTATAGGTACTATTACATTATGAGAGAATAAATAAGATTCTCTACTCAATCTAGTTGTTTGTCCAGAATATATATATGTTGACTCAGCAGCTGTTCTTACACCACCTAAACCACCATTACCTTGCATATATGGACTTACGCCTGTAGCACCTTCCATCTTTCTTTTGAAGAAATCTTGGAAATCAAAACCTCTAAGTCCAGCTGAGAAGTTTAATGGTTGTGGCATACGACCAGGATCATCTAATGTGTCTACGTTATATTCTATAACACCACCAGGTTCGTATACAATACCAGAATTAATAAATCCTTTCTGTGCCAGCATAGGCGGATTAGTAGATAGTAGCCAAGCTTCCATTGTAAGGTCCATACATTTATTCTCTAATTCATTTAACAATAATGCTGGCTTTAATGGAGTCTGTCCTCTTAAACTATCTGGACGTTCATTATATGTAGCGTAACCTATAGGACATACTGGATATAAGCTTTCATCCAGCTTAGCTAGATATTTTCCAGCTACAACTACTATGATAACATTTCTAGCAGTATCACCATTTGGCATTATATAATCACCATAATACTCCATTACTTCAACTGTTGAACCTATTACTTTAGTATCAACATCATAGTATTCATCGGAGTAATTATATACTGTCTCATTCTTTTTCTGTGCTACTAAATCTTTTAATTCTGATATTTCTTCCCTTGTTAATTTATAATCCTTATTCGATAATATATAATTCAAAGGAACGAATTCTCTATAAATCTTTCCACAACTCTCCCAATGGCTACGTTGTGATTTGTCGAAGTATAAGTTAAGAGGATCTATTCTCTCTATATCAGCTCCTTCGTATACTATCTCATCATCTGCTTTATTTTGTATATCAACATCTAATAACTCACCAAATTCATCTATTATCGGAACCTCAACTTGTACTCTTTTTCTTTCTACCTTTGTTGTCCAATGGGAAAACCAAGCTGCTTCTCCTTTATCTATATAATCATCTAGTATCTTATCTAGTGTTGATTGTAAATCTATTCTATAACAATCATATACCAATGACGATTTCAACATAGCAGATAGCTCATGTGATTCTGGATCTAATCCTTCTATATCAAACATACCGTCATAATTTTGATACGTTGCTCTATACATATTAGCTTTTAATGATTGACGTTGTTCATAAACATCTGGTATCATTTTAACTTGGTCTTTATATTCATTTGTAGAAGGATAGATTTCGTTAACTACCCTATCGTAATCATCTCTAACCTCTTCTATATCTTTTGACCATATCTTCGCCTTGTTGTTTATATCGCAACAGATATTATCTCTATCTATCTTTCTTATTTCTTTTTTATTGTCGTCTTTGTAATAATAAAATCTCATCTCAATCCTGTCTTATATTCGTATTTATCTCTACCAAATACATCTCTCTTAACGCCTTTATATGTTTGAGTTGGTGATTCTTCCTTTTTAATAGGATAATATTTCATCGCAACATAACCACAAGCGTCAGTAGGATGTGTTAAATATTTAGCCTTCGGATCATTCTTTATTTGATAAGTTGTAGGCTTCTTTGGTTTCCCAGTACCTTCTTCTTGTACTAGGTTTTCTATATCATATATAAGATATTTACATTCTGGTCTAATCTTTATATGTGGAGTTCCGTTCTCATCTCTCATCATATTATTCCAACAATTATATCTATATGTTATAGGTGGATTAGATTTACCTACGTCAAAACTAACATTAGTAAATCCCATCTTAGAAAACTCTGCTCTCATAATTCTATAATCACTACCAGTAGTCTTTTCATATCTACCAGAACAATCACCAGTTATTATTATCTGATGATCTTTATAGCCAGTCTCTATTAATAACTCTCCCATCAATCTACTCATATGGAGAGTATCAGTAAAGTTTTCTACCAACTCATATAGATAATATATTGTTCCGTTATAATGTTGTACTAAGAACCAACACATAGGATCCGTATTAAAGTCACATGTTATATACAGAGGTTTGGTTTTATCTATCTCTATATTATCATCTATATTATCTTCTCTTTTAAAACCTTTAGTAGCCAACCCACTAACAAAATCCATATCCTCGCCTAATACATTTCTCTTAAAGTATTCTTCTGAGTATCTCTCTTTCATACTTTCAATAAAACCTTTAGGTAGGTTTTTAGCGTTTTCTGTTGTTGGTGCTATAATTCTTCTATAATTATCTGGTTTATTATCTACAAAGTATTCATATATCCAACCCTTGGTTTCTTGTGGGTTAGTATGACCAAATAATCTATACTTGAATTTAGGTCCCCATTCTTTCTTTCTTGTTTGACGAAGCCTTCCTAAAAGCATATCGAATGTTGCTCTAGGTACATCACTCATCTCTTCTAATTCTACAAAGCCAAGGTTCAAAGATTTTAATCTCTCTGGTTCTTCTAGATGACGGAATAATATCTCACTACCATTAGAGAACTCTATTCTACTCTCAGCTTTATAATAATTATAATCTTCACCTAATTTCATACCCATATTATCTAAATGCTCAAAGTATGACACTAGCGTGGTATCTCTTACTAATGTAAAAGTTTGCGCTCCACATAATCCTCTTATCCCAGGGAATCGTAGGCAAAGCAAAATTCCTAATAAACTACCAGACCATGTCTTCCCACTACCATAGCCACCTTGATATAGGCTAACATCTAAATCGCTATCATGGTCACCTAGTTGTAAGAATTCTTTTTGAGCTGGTAATAATTTATATTCAACTTTCATAACTCCTCCTAAGTTTTACAGTGCTAGGGGATATAAAGAAATCCCCAGCAACTAACCCTAATTAGTTTCCACCACACTATAAGGCTATAACCGAGTAGATAGGGGCTACCGTCTAGGTATCTGCGCACAACCCTAGATACTGGCTCCTTTACGTATATTCCAACGACCAGTGTTTCAGTTTTTTCGACGACTCCTATTGAATCGAAAGATATAGATATACTATATCCAAGTATGATATTCCATAGTCGGAATAACTATTGGGTTAAAACCCAATCAAAACATTTTCGTGAGAGTAGGAGTTGCACCTACATTACGGGTTTATCAGTCCACGCGTTCTACTATTGTAACTATCTCACGCTGGACTAGCATATTATATGTGCGTGCTAGCCAACGCTGTAATTAATGGTTGCGGAGGTAGGAATTGCACCTACGACCTTCGGGGTATGAACCCGACGAGCTACTACTGCTCCACCCCGCTATCACCCCCGCTGTACTTTATTGTCCCAGGGGGAGGACATCTTGGTCGGCTACTAACCGACTAGCATTGGTACAGAATACCTTTGCGCGTCTAGATTTTATCCTCATCCAAATTAAATTGAAGTATTGCTATCTCTCTCTTAACTTCATCTGGGTTTACCCCATTGTATCTAGCTATATCATTTAATATTGAACGAGCTTCTGTTATTTTGCCTTTCTTTTTAGCGTCATTAAACATATCCCAATATATTCTTAACAGATCTTCTTTTTCGAATTGAATATCATTTACTATTGAATTTAATTCTGTTCTTCGCTCTTTGATAGCTTCTTTGATAGTATTATTCGCTAAAAGTTCAAGACCAATCTTATCAGCTTCTTGCCTATTGTATTTTGCTTCTATAGCAGATTGTGTTGGATTTAGTGTTGTTAAATATCTATCTATAAAAGCTTTTTGTTTATCATCTAAATCTTTATATGACATTTCTCCTCCAATATATTTATTACCATTTAGGAATGGGGGCTGACCTAAATGGATTAGTGTGAAAGGAGGAGATAACAAATACCCCCATTTTTTATATTATAATTATTTATAACGTTCTTTACCTATCCAAAAGTAAGGTTTATCTTCCCCATCTCTTATAATTGGTATACAACTAGTAGAAAATGAATTACCTTTAAAGTTTGCCAATACAAACCCTTGTTGCCAATCCATCATCAACCTTCTACCCTTCAAATGGTACCAAGGTTGCCTTTGACACATACATCCACTCTCTAGTCCTACTAATTCTGTAACAGCATTACTCTTAAATACTTGAGCTAAACGATGGGTATGACCAACGCATACGCTTGTCCCATTCATATCTAACTCAGCATGGGCTGAATTACCGCCTTTACTTCTAGCTGTAGTACCATGAGTAATTAAGAATGTACCGTCTCCTACTGGATCGTATACTTCTTTAACGTAATCTATACCATAATCGTCTAACTTAAACCAATTTTGTATCGTATAGTTCTCATCTTCTAGAAGTATTGGACTTAATGCTGTCCATTTATCTATCCAACCCTCATGACATTGGCTACCTATATAGGTAATCTTTGTATTTGGTAATATATCTCTAAGTAATTCTGCTATAGAGAACCAATACTCCCTCTCTTGTTTAGCTGTTCTGAACGTAGCAGCTACCTCCCTTAACTTAGGATGGGTAGAGAACGCACTACAATCATTTATATTACCATTTAATACTAATTCATCTGGTTGATATTCTTTTAAAAACTTAAAGAATACTTTTAAAGCATCTATATCATGGTATGGTATATGCCAATCAGAAGTAATTACCATTGAAGTTTCTTCTTTATCGTCCTCATTCGGAATATCTATAGCTAACGGCTTATCGTCTAAACTTCTAAAATAAGGTAACATACTTTCTATTAGGTTTTTAGTAGCACCAACTGGTAGAGTTAGGTTACCACTACGAACTTGATCTCTATTTGGTTTACCTACTAGACAATACCATTGGTATAATTCTTCTAGATTAGGTAATTTATTCATTGGCACTTACCTCGAAATCACCTTCTGTAATTTCTTCTATGAATTTGTCCATCTTTTCATTGTTTGTCAAACAATCTACAAACTTACTTACTCTAGAATAACATTCTTCTAAGTTAGTAGATGAATAAGAATATAAAGGACCTATCTCATCCGCATAGATACCTAATGTATACATCTCCTCATTAACATTAATAAAGATTGATAATGCTTCATCAACCTTATTTGCTCTAAAAGCTAAATCAGTAATCATAATTTCTCCTCCTTTTCTTGCTACACAATTACATTATAAACCAATATTACAAAAATCAACATAAAAGTCAAGTCCTAATCTCTTGACTTTCTTAAACAATCATCTAGATAATCTCTAATTATTTTCTTTTTAATAGACTTACTAATACCTTTAGATTTTTGTTTAGGTTTACTAACTTCAAAAAATATTTCATCAATACAAACATTTTCAAAACATATCATCCTTATTCCATTTAATATAGTTACTGGTATATAACACAGTAAAAACTTTAACAATCTAATAGATTTACTCATATACTTCTCCTTTACATAATTTCATTATACACTATGTTTTTAAAAACCAACGTATATTTCAAGGTTTGCTTTAAATTATATTATCGTAAACTTTGTTTACTCACATAGTGGAATGAGTAATACGAACAACACCCATACCATTATACCATTACATACTATATTTATTGTATATATTATTGTTTAAAACATATTATGTTTTGTAATACTATAATGGTAATGTGGATATATTATAACGTGAATAACTCCTATATATTTTATACCCGTTATAGTACCAACCCTCTGGGTTGGGGTATATACTTTTTTTATATATATTATATATATATTATATTATGTTTATATCTATATTATATAATAACCTCTATTATTATTATATATTATATATATTGTTGATATATATTGTTGATATATATATTATATATTATTTATATATTATATATAGTAATACTTTAGTATTATATCTATATAGTTATATAGTATTATATTATAACTATATAGTATTATATAATTATTTTAATAAATATACTTTTATTATTTTAATATATTTTACTATATTATTTTAATATATTTTATTTTATTTATTTTAATATATATTAGTTTATTATTTTATATTAAGTTATATTAAGTTATTGACAATATTAAAAAAATAAGTATAATTTTATTAACCGTTTAAATTGTACTTTGATAATTGAATAGAGGGTTTTTATGCATATATTGAATTATATTGCTACTAACTCTATTGGTATTACTTTAACTAATGGAGATTAGAATTATGTTAAAATTATTAGAAAAAAACAAAAAAAGTAACGATTTTATGAGTAATGAGTATTTAATGGAAGTATTATCTATGGGTAATAATTGTATAGATAAAATAGACAAGTATAAGCTAATAACAAATAAGTATATCTATAACTTGTCTATACCGTATACTACTAAGTATGACCATTTTAGAGGTTTTATACATTATTACAAAGATAATATATTATCTATATGTCGTAAATATAATATAAACACCTATAACTACATAAAAAAAGATAATAACGACCAAAATATTCTACCGTATAATGATAGTTACAAAAGTGAATTAAGTAAATATCTACCCAATAGGGAATACTCCCATAGCTACTAAAATATTAGACCAGTTTTTATGCTGGTCTATTTTTTTATATACTTTTTTATTAAGTTTTGTAAAGCTCCGAAACTCAGTCATAGCTTGATTTTTTAAAATATAAACCACCTACGGACTACGCCAATATAAAAAATGCTAATATGTTTTTGTTGATTGATTTTAAGTTTTTTAAAATCCGTTAACATACATATATATATATTATAGAGTGTTTATATAATATTCTTATATAGATATATAATATATAATATATAATATTATTATTATTATTCTATATCGTGTATGGAATTTTTAATAATATATTTATATAAATTATATTTATAGATATATAAGATAATATATATAACTCTATATTATATATAGATAATATAGGGAGTAATATATGAATAGCAAAAAAAATCAAAATGCTATTCGTAGGTACTCTAACACGTCATGTAATAGTAATAATGTTGTTACTAATCCGATTAATTTGGGTTATTGTAATCCGTTCAAACTATTTACTAATAGCTTGTCGTATTATAAAACTAAGTGGCAGCATGAACACGTTGACCATGCTAACGAGCCGTATAAAATACGGTTTAACAAAGCTAAAACTAGTGCTTATATAGTATGGTCTAACGTTAATGACGTAGAAGTTAGTGATGTAGAGCTGAATACTATTGAACGTGTAGTTTTAATGGCACTTGATACTATGTCTGAACGTGCTATAAAATTAACATGTCAGTCAGTGCGTAGTTTTATTACGAACGAGATACCTAATTTTTATTTTAATGGTATTGATTTACCGTTATTGATAAAATGGTATAAGAAACAACATGAAATGAAACATCGTACTGATAGAGATTGTCTAGTGTTTAGACCTAAAAAACCTACGATTAGTAAAGGTGCAAAAAGATTAGGTAGAGTGGTTAAATAGCCACCTACTAATCTTTATTATTTAAAAAAAGTTTAATATATTATAGTAACGTGTATGGAAATTTTGTTAAGTTTTGTAACAAAATAATAGATTACTGACTACACCAAAAATAAATATGTTAATATTGTATTATAAAAGTTGATAGAGATTATAAAAGGATAGATTATGAAGGTAGCCATTTTATTAACGGCAATATATACTGTTGGTATAATAATAAATGCACCGTTTATGTTGTCGTTATTTTTCTTGAATTTAGTAGCCATGTCATTAGACATATGTTGATAGAATAATGATATATTAAGTTAATACTAATAGTCTATAATATATAGGAGATAGATATGAATACAAAAAGGATTAACGCAAGAACTAATATCAGTTATGCTAATATGGTTGAAAAGATTATAGATGATAAGTCTATGAGTGTTGGTGAATTGTTACTTTACTTATGTAAAGAACTAACTATTCTACAAAAATATATACTTGAATTACTATTAGATAGGGTAGAAAAGAAAGGTAAGATACTGGAGTTATTAAATGAATAAAGATGTTCATGGTAGAGTTATAGATAATGTTACAAAAAATAAATGGGTATCATATATAACAGAAGATTATATTAATGATAATTATTTTGTTGGATTACCACCAAGATATAAAAATAATATAAGTCCCGTTGCTAATTCGTTATACAAGGAATTATATACTAGTAATTACAACATAGAAAATGCTTATTTATATTTAAAAACTATAATATATAATAGTTATTTAGAAGTAACAAATGGAAAATTAAATGCATACAAAAATAAAGTAGATAAAACTTTTAAGGTATTAAAGGAGTTAATGAATGACTAATGAACAATTGAGAACAATAATTAAACAACTGACTAAACTAAAAAATATCGATAGAGATATTGTGGTAGAAATATTACTTAATTATATTGGTAATGAATACGATTTAACTAGGATAACAGATGAGTTATTAGATATTGATAATAGCATAACAGTAAGGGGGTTATAATTATGACAACTGAAAGTTTAGGTGGTTATCGCAATGGTTTACGCGTTGATATAACGTCTGGTAAAAGATACTATTTTCATAATTATCAATACGGAATGGAGATGAGTGTTAAACATAGTGATATACAAGAGGTATTAAAAAACCCATATGGTCATAGATGGGGGAATGGTAGCTATTCAAATGATGTTATTGAAGAGGATAAAACTATAATAATATCTTTTCTAAAAAAGAGAATATGTAGATATGAAACTGTTAGTGATTTAATGAAGAGTAGAAGTAAGTATAAACAAAAATATTTAATGCAATTTTCGATGAAAGAATTGCATGAGTACATAAAAAATAAGGAGGATAAGAATGTCAAAATTAAAAGTAGTAGTTAGAACAGAACGTTACCTAGATGAAATTTCTCGTTCTAAAGGATATGTAATGCATGGAACAAAAGGTGATTTCATATCTGCTAGAACACCAGAGAATAAATTTATTTGGGTACGTTTAACACCTGGCAAAACAACAAAGCCAGTTCATGCATACGATACGTTAACCGAAGCTATTAAAGATAAACTTGATAAAGGTTATGACGTAGAAGAGTATACAGAAGTAGCAGACTTAGTATAATTTTATTATGTTAATGTATTAAATGTTGGTTGATAGTAGGTGTGCCTATTATCTTCCAACAAATAATACAAGAAAGGTTGTATTAAATATGAAGTGCGTACATTGTGGTAAAGAATTAACAACGTTTGATGTTATAGATGAAAATGATAAGCCAGTATGCAACAAATGTTTTCATGATTATTATGATTATTGTAATAATTGCAGAAGAGCAATACCAAAAGGTGAAGGACTATGTAGGTCATGTGCCGATGTTGTATTTAGAAAAGTTATAAATCCTTATTCAACGAAAGTTACAAATATATTCGGTAATAAAAACGATAATGTCAAATGTTTGAATGGTAGGTACTATGGTATGGAAATGGAATATAATAATTTTTCACCATCAGTAGCTAGGGTATTGTTTAGAGAACAATACAATAATAAATTGATATATAATAAATCTGATAGTAGTATATCTGGTGGTGTTGAAATAGTAACAATACCATTAGTCAAATCTAGATTATTAAAATTAATAGATGATATGGATTTTGATAGTATAAAACATAATTCAACAGGAAGAAGTGTAGAAGAAGGTGCTGGTCTACATATACATGTTAGTAGAAATACAATAACACCAATAGCTATCCATAGATTATCAATACTATTTAATAGTGGGTGGTCAAATCCATATAAGGAATATATATATTATATATGTGGTAGAAGTAACAATTTAAGTATACCAACTTCAGACTCATTCTTTAGAGTTGGTAGCACATCATTGCTGAGGTCAATACAAGATGACTGCGTTTCTTCTCATGGAGTAGCTTTGAACTTAGGGAATACAAAAACTGTAGAGTTTAGGTTATTCAAATCTACAACAAATAAGGAGCAACTAAAATCGTATCTACAATTTGTTGAGTTAGCAATACAGTTTGCAGAAACTCAACCAATAAAAATGATGACGATACCGAACTTTATAACATATCTATATCTTAATGCTACTAATGAGTGGTTAATAGATAGGATAAAATATATAAAGAACAGTAAACCAGATTTGCTTACTGTAAAAGAAAAGAATTTTACATTTGATTATTATATAGATAGGATAGATGGCAAAGATATCTTTGATAAGTATGAAAAGATAGATAGAATAAACAAACATGTATATTCTAGTTTTATTGACTGGGACTGTGAGAAAATAGATAATAGAATTATATCTGACTGGGAAAGAAAATCTAATGGGTACGGAACAACAGATAAGAAATTATTGAATGCGTTATTAGATGAAATAAAAACAAGAGTAATAAAAGATATACTAGTAAAGTAAAGGAGTTAATATGTGTATAGCAATTCTAAAACCAAGTGATAAAACACTCGATAGAGATTTATTACAGGCTTGTGCTGAGAATAATCCAGATGGATGTGGCTTTGCATATAATGATGGAGATAAAATTATTATAAAAAAGTTTATGGATTTTAATCCATTTTGGAAAGAATATAAAAAGGTACAAGAAAACAAAACAATGCTTATCCATTTTAGGATAGCAACTCATGGCAATATAGAGTTAGCAAATTGCCACCCATTTAAATTAAATAACCATATGGCTTTGATACATAATGGAATAATAAGTGGTTATGGTAGTAAGACTGAGAATTTATCAGACACTAGAGATTTTATAGATAAAGTAATAGGTAATATATCTTACAAGATGTGGAAGAACCCGTCGTTTATAAAGCTGGTAGAGAATGCAATAGGTTATAGCAAACTTGTAATACTAGATAATAAAGAAAAATATTATATAGTAAATGAGAATAAGGGTGAGTGGGTAGACGGAGTATGGTTTAGCAACTCAACATATAAAAAGAAAGCAACCAAAGTTGTATCAGCTACTAGTGTAAAGACAGAAACAAAAAATCCCAGTACAACTAACATTAACTGGGGTTATATAATGAGGTGTCCCTCGTGTGGCAAAGAAAAAATTACAACAAATTGGTATGAAGATGTATG